CAAATAAATGAAAATTATTTATTAAAGTTTGAAAATTAGACCCTTCGACCATTTTAACGGTCCAAACATCAACCCAATCAGCCACAGAGGAAGCCGTATTAGCAATTCTTCCGTCTTGCCAGTAACCAGAAAGGTCAATAGTCCCGTCGAGGACTACAACATACTGTCCCTCCGCTACTCTAAAAACGCTGCTGGCAAAGTTATCGTTCTCCGCTCCATACTCATCAGGATCAAAGGACTCAACTTCACTAGGATCACCAGACGGCGCAAACCTCATATAAGGACTTGCACTAGAAAGGACTAACCCATCGGTGCCAATGGTTCCAGAAATGCTGGCTTCATTTAAATCATCCTTTCTAAAGATCATTACAGAGCTTACTTGATAAGGATCAACATAAACTCCGTCATTAACAAAGAAAGTCTGTAAACCTACCCTCTGTAGAACCGTAGGTCGGTTTCCCCTATCAATTATGGTGTGCCCGTTTAATTTCGTCATTTTCTCTTTCGATCTCTTCTTTAAATAATTTCAAAAATGAAGTTCTCTCTGTTCTAGTCAGAGATTTTACATCTGTGTAAGTGAAACCTATCCTATGTACAAGTATATAGGCTTCTAAAAGAAGTTCATCTAGATCAAGTGTCTGATCTAGCTCAAAGTAAAAAAATCGGTGCCGATGGGCAACTCCGCGATTTCTATACTGCCGCACCCATCACACTTGAATTGCCCCTTAGTGTCAAGCCCATACTTAGTTCCAAAGATCTCATTCATTAAGATATGTACATCTTTAGAGGGCAGTTTTTGGATAACTTTACCAATAACTGCCTTATTTGTGTTTCCATCAATCTCCATCACAAATCTCCAAAGGTTATCCATTATTTTTGCACTATCGGCTAAGTACCCTTCGTCTATAACTCTAGGAAACCTAACTTTAGCCGTTTTTCCTATTTTTTCTAATAATACTTCTCTTGGATCTTCTAACTCTTCTGGAACTTCATTAACTTTGAAGGTGTTAATGTTAAAAGTGATTTCGTTTTTTAGACTACACTCATTACACACTACATCCACGGTATAGTCGGCTCCGAAAGAGATTTCTCTAACTTTCATTAATAGGTAAAGCTTATCAAATTGAAGAAGTTGGTTAATATCGAGATTTGTCACACATCTGGTTAATAATACATTAATTGAATCTCTATTAGATGCTTGAACAATAGCCTTTTCATCACTAAAGTCCATTGGGCGTACTTTTACTCCTTCTGAGGGATCTTTTAAAACATAGAATTTGCCTCTAGAGGGCAAGTCTATAGCTTCTTCTAATTCAGAAGGTAAGTTTTCTAAAATTGTATCTACGACTTCAGCTATATTAGGCTGCTGATCACCTAGTTGTCCAAGTTGCGGTTTTTCACTCATAAAAATCTCCAAGAATGGGGGCAGTCCTACCTATAATAGATAAAATGAAAATAAAAGTCGGAATTATAAAATCTAAAATAGAAACAGATAATCCTGACCTGTTATCTGCGTTAATAGACTTATATAGTTTCAAAGTCCCAGGGCATGAATACACGGCAAGCTACCGAAATAGACATTGGGACGGCAAGAAACGATTTATAACTCAGTCAGGAGTATTTAGAACAGGCTTACTAGAAAGTATTCTCAAAGATCTAGCTAAGGTTAAGGCTACTCCTACCATAGTATGGGACACTCCTCCATTGTTTCCTCCTAAGATCCAGGAGATTGAAAACTTCACATACTATGACTACCAGTATGAGCTAATACGCCAAGGGTTGGAGAAAGGGAGAGGTGTAATCAAGTCTCCCACAGGTTCAGGAAAAACTCTAATCATGGCTGGACTCATCAAGACTCTTGTTGGAAGGAAGATGGTTATCCTGTTCAATGCTAAACAGCTACTAACACAAACTTATGATTTTCTTACTGAAACTTGTGGGATGGACAATATTGGCCTTTGTTTTGGTGAGGGTTATATTTACGGGGATATTATGCTATGTACTGTCCAAAGTATCGAAAAGATCCTCGAAACCCACCTTGACGAGGCCGAAGTCTTAATGGTAGATGAGTGCCATGAGTTTGCAAATGGTAAAATAACTCTTCCTGCAATTCAAGCATTCCCTAATGCATCGTATAGGTTTGGCTTTACTGCTACTCCTCCTAGAGATAAGATTCCTTATTATAACTTAGAGAGTTCCTTTGGCCCTATTCGGGAGATAGTTAATACTAAAGATCTTATTGAAGAGGGGACGCTGACTAAGCCTATAATACAACTCATAGATAGGACTTACTCTGCTAGTGGAGTAGATGAAGATATGTCCTATACTGATATTTATGAAGAATTTATTGTTAATAACGATCTAAGAAATAAAACCATAAGAGAAATTGTAGATGACATTAAAAAAAGGAATAAAAGAGCCCGTATACTTATACTTACCAAATCACTTGGTCATGGAAGAGCCCTGGAAAACTTACTTGGAAGCGAGTCCCAGTTTCTGGAGGGGGCTACTTCCATTGGAGAACGGTATCAAGCTATATCTAGATTCCGAGGATGCAGAGAGTCTAGCGTCCTCATTGGTACTAAAATCCTCCAAACAGGGATTAATATTGAAGAAATCACCCACTTCATTAACGCCAGAGGAATGAAGTCTGAAATAGCTACTATTCAAGCTTTAGGGAGAGCGTTGAGAAAACATGAATCCAAAGAAGTAGTTTACATTTATGATTTCTTAGATAAAGAAAAATACCTTAGATCTCATACACTATCACGGAAACGCCACTACAAAAGAGAAGGTCATGAGGTTAAAATACTATGAAAAATTTGAATGATTTAAAAAAGCAGAAATATGTATTCACTTCTAATGAAAGATCAAATATTGATTCAATCATGGAAGATCTTAAGTTTGTTAAAACAAAAGAAATATCAGAAGAAGGATACAAGAGACTCTGTGCTATTGAAAGAGAAGTTAGAACGCTTAGGGATAAATATACCCAAAGATATATTAATCTGCTAAAACAGCAGCATATGGTCTAATCCTCTAGAGTAGGTATAACTATATTGGGATTGCCTAACTTTAGTTTTAATCCCCAATTTTCCATATCTCTCTTAGTCCATTGATCTTCTAAGCTACTTTCTAAAGCATCAAGTTTATAATTAATGTGATTGAGTTGAGTACTGATCCACACCACACCACCACATAAAGCAATAACCATCCCTAATGGTATTAATGTGTCCTTTGAAAGGGCCATTTTTTTTGGCTCAGTCATTACGATAATCTCCTAATCATAATTGTACATCCTGCAACTGGTGTTATATCTGTCGAACCATCATCCTCGTAAGTAGCATAAACAGAGTCTCCAACTACTGCCTTATATACAGTAGAAATACTGTTCTCTTGCGGATCAATAGAGGAATGCATCCTAACATCAAATGTATTCAGTACAGAAGAAAACCCCCCAGTTTTCTTGACTATCTTCAATGTCATTGTAGTTGTGGAATCAACCGATAAATTTACAACCGCATTAATTTCATATATTCCAGCCGCACTAAGGTTAAAAGCTTTGTCCGTATCGTTCCAGGTAATATAGTTAGGATTAGTTCCAAAAACAGTTACAGTAGCACCACCCCCAATATTTGTCTCATCAGGGGTTGATGTGCCATCAGTTGTTGTTTGCATAAAACAGTAGGGAGCAGGGATAGGACAAGTAGAGGCAGCTATATTGGTTGCACTAAGAGTTGCTCCCTTAATAGTCCCAGCAGCAGTTATAATATCACCGAAATTAGCAGCCCCACTAATATTAAGCGTCCCTTCTCCTAATATTTCAGAGGTATCATTTCCGCTTAAAGTACTATTAAAATGAAGATTACGACATTCAATAGTATTAGAAGATACATCAATATCCCCAGCCCCCAGGTCTGAAATAGGAATATCTCCAATAGAGATATTAGCCCCTACGCCGCAAACAATGTATCCTAGACCAGCGGGAGCAGCACTAACCGCTGTAGCCATAGAAGAGGCAGCGACTGCCTCCTGACTTTTTGGGATTAGGTCTTCATCAGTTGTGATGCTTAAAAAAAGTACTTGGTCTGCCATACTGGTGTCTCCTGAGTATTATAGTACTTTTAGTTATCTTCTCCGTCTTCTCGGTCTGCTTCCTGATTAATATCTCCTAAAATGTCTTCTAAATCTCTCATGGCTTCCATGAAGTCCTCCTTGGACACCTCTTTGTCAGGGAGATCATCTGCTTCTTCTTTTTTCTCTTGTTCCTCATCTTCCTTGTCTTCTGGGTCTTGCTCCAGAGGGTCTGGTTTTTCGGGTTCTCCCTCTTCTGGATCCTCCTCCCCATCTTGTTCTTCTAAAGCTTCCTCTTCTGTATACTCAACTACTCCCTTATACATATTGTTGGTTTCTACATCATTGGACAAATCACCATCCCAATGATTAATAAGCTCCTCACCTTCAAACATATCACCAAACCCAGCAGCCTCAAAAATAAGTCTTAAGCAGTCATTTACATCCAGGCTCTGCACACCAGACTTGGTTTGAAGAAGATTAGCAAATTCTCTTAGAACTTGTTTCTGTGTGGAACTCTTGGGAGATATTCTAGCCATAGACTCTAAAACCACCACTTGAGTATTAGTAAGACTCTTAAAGGTAGGTGTATCCTTTAAATTTTGAATATTAATCCCATACTTCTCATTTAAAACCTTAATTAATTCAATTTTTACAGGCTTCTTGTATTCGAATAAAGTACTTGTAAACTTTCTAATATGCTCATCAGGGATCTCAACACTTTCTGAAATGGAAAGTGCATTTCTCACAGACTCGTAGAGGTCTTTCTTTGTTACAAAAGCAAAGTAAGGAATTTCCTCTATAGCCATTGATAATGCATCCATAACAGTTTCTTGATTTTCCTCATAAATAAGCCCAGCTAATGATTTAACACTTTTGCTAGAAGCCCACGAATTCAGGAACTGCTTTTTAGACTCTAGCAATTCTTTTTTCACCAGTTCTTGTCTACAAATCATTTCGTAGATAGACTTGTTTTCTAGGTCGGACACTCTGTAAGACCCTTGTTCAGCCAAGGTGGTATAATTTAATCTAGGAAGATTGAATGCTTTTGTAACAGTATTAGATAATCTAATACCATTCATGATTTCAGGAATATTTAGGATTTCCTCATAGTTCTCTTCCAAGAACCCCGAGATCTGGTCGGATAATTCAATAAAGTTATGAAATTGAGGAGTTGAGAGGATGTCCTGAGAATCATTAAACTTGGAATTTTTTTCATGTAATCTGGCCTTAACAGAATCAAACTTTAGTCTACTATTCCATGTATTTAAGATATCAGAGAAGTTTGTTTGAGCTTTACCAAAATTATCAGAGTATAGAGATTCAACAAAAATAGAAACTTTACTATCCACAAAGGAATCAAACTTAGTTTCATCCGTGTACATATCAAAATTCTCTACAACAATAAAATCAAGCTCAACACCATCCTTGAGGTTATAATCACCAGAGATTATCTTTTGTCCCTCTGTTAAGTAGGACACTCTAGAGTTTTGGTCATCAACAGAGAATAGACTGACATTTTCTCTTAAACTTCTACCCAAGCAGTCTCCTAGTCTAAGAAGATCGGTAATCTTTCTATCTCTATTTTCGAAAATGTGATCAAACATTGGTTTTTTCCTCTATTTTATTATAAATCCGCTTAAGGACTCTCAACTTACTAGTATCTAGGTTTTCTGAGAGGATAAATTTTCTAAGTCTGTTTATTTTTTCCTCATTAGATTGCCCCGTACCTTCGGCTCCTGGTAAGGGGGGCGGTTCTCCTCCTCCCGCTCCTTGCTGCATATTGTTGTCCATACCTTGCATTTGCTCCTCTGTGGCAGCACTAGACTCATCCTCAATAGCTTGTAAAGTGGATTCTATCTCAGCGTCCGTCATATCGTAGTATTCTTTATATATGTGCGATTTTGGGAATAAGTTTAACCCCACCACGGTTTGAACGACCTGGGCTTTCTGAGCATCTATGTCAAGTTTACGCTTTGTAAACATATCAGATGGATCAGGAAGTTCAATTGTCATATCCTTAGTCATGGCCTCTGGGAAGCCTAATAATTTCAGGTGTTTTTTAGCTAAACTCTCTAATCCCACCTCAATAGAGTGCTGAACCCTAACAATAACTCTAGCAAACTTTACATCAAGTTGAGATAGATTGGCCTTCCTTTCAGGAGACTGGTCTTTTTCTACGATATAATCTTTAGGGACTTTGAGAACGGCAAGTAGTTTGTCTCTAAAATACTTAACATCATCAACTTCTCCCAAATTTTCTGCTCCTCTAAGAGTTTCAATTTTTGTTCCACCCCCTGCCCTTGTAGGAACAAAGAAATCCTCATCCATAGAAAGGGGGTTATATCTTTCATCAACTCCTCCGACTTGAGCATTGTAGTATTTCTCCTTCTTAAACTTTTGCTTTAGCTTTTCAATAAAGATCTCAGCCTTATTAGTAGGTAAGTTACCAACATCCACATAAAAGATACGCCTTTCTGGGGCTCTAGCCAATCTGTAGATAATCATAGCATCTTCCATCATCTTTAATGAGCGGAAGATTCTAACTGCTAGTGCTGCAATAGACTTTCCATAGGGATAGAAGTAAGGGTCTGAGGTAAATAAACGGAAATGGAGAATTTGGTTCTTGTCCAAAGTAATATACTTTGATGCATTCATACCCTCTCCATGTAACCCGTATGCATCCCAATCTCCCTTCTCTGGTATCTCCTGTAAGAAATCAGTAAGATAACCGTACTCATTCTCTACTCTTAAAATAAAGTGGGGATTGAGCATCTTAATTCTCTGAATACCTTTATCTGGCTTATTAACATCCGTCACAAGCTCACAAAAAGCATCCCCATACTTAACTGTATTCCTTACAATATCCCAATATGATCTATCAAGTTTAATTTCCTTAAAAAGAGCGGTCACAGTCTTTTTAACCTCTGGGTGATCAGTATGGATAATCCACCTCTCGCCCTTCGTATCTCTCTGGGTAGCATCGTCAGAGTAGATATCAAACGCTGCTGCGACTTCTGGATACTCATCCATCTGCTCATACTCTCTGTAGCGTTTTTGTCTATTTTTTTCTAGCTCTGGGAGCGTTACAGGTCGAGTGCTTTGGTGGATATCCCCAGCAGGACCAGTAGGCTTGATAGTGTCCGATTGGATTACCGTATCTCCTGCCAGAGGAGCAGGAGTTACTTTAGCATCAGTACCATCAGTCTCTTGTCTTGCAATATAAGGCTGTGCTTTTGTAGCAAAGAATCTAGAAAGAAACTTTCCTAGTCTTCCTGTGGGATAGAAGTATGCTCCTGCTGAATTAGGAGATCCTCCCCATTCAGACTGCCCAAATTCATCCAAGCGTTCTGGATTTTTTAGCTCTTCATCTAGGTGTTCTGGATTTTCTAGTTTTTCATCAGCCATTTCATTTCTTCCTTAGTTATTCCCCCATAAGTTCTAAGAGTAGCCTTTTGTGAAGCCATTATAGCAGCCAAGGGCTTATCTCTCTCTTTATTTAGCCCCATACTCGTCTCTATTGGATTAGATTCAGATAAAGTATGAAGAATATGAATGGTTAAAGCTAAACTCATAACTAAATCATCGTTTTTTCCTACATCTGCCTCTGGTTTTCCGCTATTGTTGATGATAAAAGTTAAAAGCTCATCCACAGTTCTCTTAGAATTAATTTTAATGGCATTAACTCGTATGTACTCTTCCATTCTGGCAAGAATAGTGTCCCTATTTTTATTAGTGACTTGAACTCCAAAGTCTCCGTTCTGCTCCATCCATAAGTTCTCATATTCAAGAACATTAAATAACCAATCAATGAGGTTATTTCCTATAGTATTTCTCTCTATTAATAAATGAGCCAGATTATAGTAATTTCCCTCTGTTGCTAGGATTTCAGCAAACTCATTAATGGGAGTCTTGTTAGAGTAGAACTCAGCAACCTGCTCTCCTGTAT